ACGGAATCAAGTCCCAATTGAACGCGTGTATCGATCATAGCTAAGTGTGGACTAAAACATGCCGCGGTGTTCGTCATGTAGCCATCAGGTAGCACGATGTTGTCATGAGTGGTTCGGAACTCAGGTCTATCGACCATATTCCAGGGAGGCATTATGAACTCATGACTCTTTGGTACAAGAAAAGATTTGATAACATCCAAGATGTCGTCGTTGAGACCTATCTTTCTGTACTGATTTTCTTGAAGCTTATGGTAAATACCAAGAGCTTTTTCCTCCCCAATCGGCATAATGTAATGCTGATTGATTTGATTCGCAACCTTTATACTCCAATCGAGTTTCCAGGAATCAAGCCGCTTTGTGCGAATCTGTATCACAGCTGCAATGAGTTGTTCTTGAAATGAATTGTAATTTGTAGTGTCTCCAAAATGTGCAAGACGAAAATCCTCTTCAAAGAGACCTTTGAAAGCACCATACGTAGCATGCATAACACGAAATCTAACCTCTGAAACGCAGATGCGTCCATACATGTCTTCAATGTGTTGTGCAACGATTTCCCTTGGATATTGCTGCATGAATTGGTTCCTCCGCTTTTGCATCAAGCCTTCCAGTACTAGTGGAAGCGGAAAATGCCTAGAGAACCCTTTCTCAGTTACTTTTGGGAAGTTTCGTACGAGGATCTTTTCAGATAGGTAATCTTCAAATTCGTAGACTCTACAATCATCAGAGAAGGCTTGATAGGTGCGATATTCTGGATCACCACGTTGCAATTCTGGACCTTGGCCAATTCTTAGGCCATGATCTATGAACGTGCGTGTCATTTCAGGAAATTGTCGATTCACCATTTGCACCCATTCTCTAGGAGTAGTTGGGAGAAGGAGTTCATCCTCCGAATCTATATCCTCCCACATATCTTCATCACTTTCATCACCAGGAATCATACCCGACTCTTTGAAATAAACATCCTTAGCATTTACAGCTTCAAAAGCTGTTTCGTACATACAGATTGTCTTCTCGTATCGGTTAATGATATCTTGTTCAGTTGGTGGTTTGTAGAAATCTGCGATTCTATAATTCTCTTCATCAACAGATGTGGCTGCAATTTCATCCATCGCTTCGCGGAACTCCTCATAACGATGATGATGCCCAATGTATACCTCATAAATTGCAGATATCATATTCTGGGCACAAATTTGCGCTCTTGGTTCCACTTGGCCTTTCTTGACTTTCCGTCCAATAACAAGGGAGCGAATGATAGAATCCCATTCTAGAGATCCGACCGTTGCACCTATAACTGGATGTTTGTAAAACTTTCTTTTGAGAAAGGAAAGTTCTTCAACGTTCTTGAAAGGAACCTCGGAAATCTTCTTTGAAGCATCCGTGTACTTGACACCGATCACATCCAATTCCATGGCAACGGATTGCATGTTGAACAGTTTCTCCTCACTATTGACATTGAATGTGTTGTCATCACCGAAGGTCATGAGAGCGACCATCTCGTGAAACAACGGAATGTCTCCGAGTTTTAGCATCAATTTTTCATCTTTCCACAGATCTTTCTGATGGAGGGAATAATAGGCATATCGCATATACAAACAGTTGATAATTCCGTTGAGAATGACTGTCAAAGCATGGCCACTAGGATTGGAGCCAAAAGATTTTATAATCAATCCGTCTATTTCGTAGATAGGAAACACAATCTCAGTTGCAATGCCA